TTCTGCGAACATGTTGGCATTCTGGCGGTCAACCTCACCAACTGCACCCGGAAATGCCTGCTGATAAGTTGTCAGTTCACCTGTGCTGCTCTTACCGGCTGATTTTAGACTACGACCTTGCAAATAAGCGAGGCGGTCTTGGTCTATACCAATTGATTGACCCACAGTAGCGTGGATGTTACGTATAAGGGCTGAACCCTTCTTACCAGAGAATCCTGCAGGAGCCAAGCTGTCGAAATAACGGCCTGTACTGGCATCAAAAGCAATATCCTTGACCTTGACATCTTTTAACAAGTCTGTCATGTCTGCAGATGTAACAACTTTACCATTTGGCTTGACAAAAAAGTTTTCTTTGTTGCCAGCAGCTAGGTTTTCTTGTAAGATGCTATCTGCAATCGGGTTCAAAGGGATGTTCACAGCGCGACCCTTGGCACCTTTAGTTTCTGCTTCGATGTAGATTGCACCGCTGTCTGGCTTGTAGGCATTTACCTGAAGACCGGCAGCAGCGTTAGGACGAAGACCGGTATTGAGGTTAAAAATGATTGCTTGGGCAATAGCTCTGGTGTTAGGGTTGTCAAGATACTTGGCGACACCCGCGAACAGTTGGCTCATCTTAGCTTTATCTGGGTTGATAGCAACCTCTGATACGGCTTTTGCCGGTTCGCTACGTCCGAAGATACGATTGTTTAAATCTGTGTTCGGAGCCTTGTCTGGCAACAGCTTGTATTCTGGTGTGTCAGGACCAAGCGAACCCTTCAAGGTTAAACCGACTTGGCGAAGGTTTTGCATCGCTGTCTTTACAGTCGATGTATCCTCAGTGCCTTTAAAGGTCTTTGAAAGAAGGGTGTTTCCTTCGGGGTCCTTTTCGAACAGCCGTAGGGCGGAGCCGGGTTCATCTGCAATGTCTTTAAAGAATTGTAATGAAGAAGTAACAAACGCCTTACCCCGCTTCGACTTCTCAGCGTAGGATTCAGCAACTTCACGGAGAGTAGCGGTTTTGGGGTCGAGGTCAGCCATTAGTATCCAAAGGTAGCATCATAAGGTTTAAAGGTCTGGTCCTTTATCCCCTGAAGCGTTTTATGTATAGATTGATAACCAGATGTTCGCGTCATAACCATATATCGCAACGCATCATAGGCATGGTCCTCTGCTCGCGTGTCTACATCTTCGCTGTTAGTTTTGGAGAGTGGAATGCCTGATAGCTGTGCAATGATATGCTTACAACTGGAAAAAATCCGCATACGGGGTTCGTTGGAGTAAGGGTCGTCAGCAAGCCGCCTGTGTAGTTCCATTTTTCCTTGAAGACGGTTGCGGTCTGAGGGAGTCCACCTAACCCCGGCCCTCATCATAGTTTCTGCGATTGAAGGGCCGAATCCGGTTTTGTTCCAACAGGAAGAGTCCAAGACCGTGTAGTGTGGTGTAGGGTCTAACTCTTCACATTCTAATATTTTATCAGCTAATTGTTCTGCTGTCAAGTGTTTTACGTATAATTCGCGATAAACCCAAATATTGTTATCCCAGTCAATAGCACCCCACAGAACACACGACGGCGACGAGTAGCCGTAGTCGGCGGCTCGTATGCGGGGCCAGTTCGTGGGAAGGTCAAAATGTTCGACCACATGTCGTGTCCTTGAAAATTCGGGGAAGGCGGCTCCCTCCGCAACATCCCAATCCCCTTCGAGAAGCCGTCTACGCTCGACTTCTGGGAGTGACCGAAGCATGGCCTCGTATTGACCATCTGCCATCAGGAAGGGGTTATCAGTCAGCCGTGCTGGAATAAACTTGCGGTAGAACAGAGGCTGACCCGCTTTTGGGTGGTTTTCAGGCCACACGAAAGTACGGCCCGTCTCTAGGTCCTTGGCCCCGAACGCCTTGTTTGGTTCGTGGGCATCAATGTACATTTTCTTAACCCACCAGCCGCCAACACCGCCGGGGTTAGCTGTGCAGCGCATGGTTAGGCTACTTTGTAATTCAGGGTCTGTGGAGCGAAGACGAGAACGCAAATAATCCCAGACGTAGCTTGTTGGGTATTGGGTTATTTCGTCGATACCAATCCAGTTGAACGCCTGTCCTTGGAAACGGGTAACATCCTTGTCCCTGTCGAGATACGTGAACCACATGGTTGCACCAGACGGGAACACCCACGTCGACTTTGACTCGCGGAAGATAGCTCCGGGAAAAGCCTTGGGGTATAGCTGCTTCGATTTGTCGATGAGTTCGGTTAGTTCGTCGAGGGTACGTCTTAGAAGTAGCCCACGATGATTGGTATTATGGCAATAGCGTAGGGGGTCAGCAAGTAGAGCAAACGACTTGCCGCCACCAGCGGCTCCCCCATAGAGTACATCTTGTTCGGAAGCCGAAAGAAAGTCTTCTTGAGGTCCTTCATTGGGTTTGAAAATAACAGGGGTGTCATCAATTAAGTCCGTTACGGCTTTTGGTAGTATGTCTAAGTCAGCCGCGTCTATAACACGGGTCTTGTTGCCGTTCACGGCATTTTCGATGTTTTTGGCAGCAGCCGTTAGGTCTTTGACCTTCTTGCGCTTACGAGCAACACGGGTTTCTTCTCGCTGTTGTTGCTTCTTTGCATTCCGCAACTTCATCTGTACAGAACGTCGCGCACGTTCCCGGTCACTTATGTTGTAAGTGGTTTTGGATTCACCGGGTCTTTTCTTAGGTCTTCCGACCTTGCCTAAGTCTTCTGGGTTCGGGGGGACTAGGACACGTTTGCGTGGGGCCACGGGTTAGCTTTTCTCTTGGCTATTAGACGCTTTACGACCTCGCTGGGGGCGTGTAAGAATCGAACTGTAAGGCCAGCGTTGAACAGCCTTATCTGGTTCGCGGGATAATAGAGGGAAGTCACCTGATTGATAGACTTTAGGATAGTTTTGTTTAGCTAGGGCTGAATCAGCTTTTGCTTCTTCAAAATCTTTTTCTAGCTTTTCTAGTTGTTTTTTATAATCAGTCTGAGTCTCTACACCCATTCTTGTCTGTCCCAGCATACCACTCGAAACAGTTTGTGCGCCCGATATGTTCTTTGATAGAAACTTAATACGGTCTTGCATTTCTTTGAGACCCCTGTCAACAGCCTTGTTAAACTGTGCAGGTGTAGGTTTTTTTAGGTTGTCAATTTCTTCCGACATGACCCTACTCCTTATAGTTGGCCTTGCGACCACGGCAAGATGACATCTTCTTCACGCCACCCTTTTTGGTGCCATATGCGTAGCCGCGAACCTTGCCGCCCTTGGCTTTACCCGCACGAATCTTATCGTACATGGTTTTAATCTTACCAGCTTCGGCATCGCTTTCTGCTTGCTGTAGCATCCGGCTGATGAACGCAGCATATTCCTTATCATCCATATCCTGAATGTTACTTTGCATAATTTGTTTTGATGAATCCATAATCTTTATCCGTCTATGACGACCTCTTTCTTGGGTGGTAACAAGACAACCCCGTGGATTGCCTGTACGTTGTGGTTCATTGTTTCTTGTTTTGCGATACCGACGCGGTTTAAGATACTTTCCGCTGCCTTCATGCGTAGTTCATCCCCGCGTTCTATATCTATGGCTGTCACGAGGCTAACCAACTTGTTCGCGGCTTGCAGGGAGTGGCTCGCCAACATGGTCTTTGTCCGTTCGATGATTTCATCGGCTAGACGTTCCTTTAGCCACGTAACTGACTTAGGGGAATATCCCACGAGTTCGGCAGCAACGGTCATATTGCCATTGTTTTCGAACAGGGCATCTAGGAACTGCTCCTGCTTTTCAGTTAGGGCAGGTTTCTTATTTGTTTGGGGTAATAAGTTCATGGAGATTTAAGATGGTACGCCTTTTAGGGCGGTACACTTCCACTTTATATCTAGTTTAAAGAGATTTACACTTGTGGCGAACTCCGCCATTTCGTCGACACGACGCATACAGTCAGCTTTACTGGTGTAAGGGCCTCGTGTGTCGTTCAACTCAACACATTCTTGGGGTGCTGCAGCTAAACATATCAGTAGGGCAGCTTCGAACATGGTGTTCTCCCGCGAACATGTGGCATACCTCTGTATTATGAGGGGTTTTGGAACCGGTGTCAACCCGTTTTCCACATGATTTACTTAAAAATAACTAAAAATGAAAAAAAGGTGTTGACAAATGCGGAAAATGACGCTACCATAGGTCCAAGACCTGCCGGGGTAAACCCTATACACACCCAAGCCCCCCGGTTTCCCCCCAATGGTTCGCAAAGTTACATGAATGACCCCCCTGTTGGTTCGCCCAGCGGGGGGTTTTCTGTTTGGGGGGCGGGGTTTCCCCAATGGTTCGCAAATTAACCATATCGATAACCTAAAAAGTAGAAAAAATATGTCGGGTTTGCATAGCAAATGCCGGGGGGGTGGGGTGTCCCTCGCGTACCCGCACACGAGCCATATTTTTATCTTGTTTGTCCATATCGCCGATACCTTGCAGCCCGCCGCCGGTAACCAAACCCCGCGAACACACACTAAACCCCGCGAACATATGCCCGCGCCCGCGCCCGTGTAGTCGATTTGTCATGCCAGATAGCTTGGGGGGTGGCCTTTCGGTCTACAGAATACATACAATCCCCACGACAACACCACCAAGAATAACCAAGGGATAACCGCCGGTTACCGCCCATTAATATAACCGGCACAAAAAAACCCCCCCGCCGACTAGGGCAAGGGGGGCAAGGCTGGGTTACCCAAAGGGAGGAAGTGGTAACCCTACTGGTTCGCGGGAACCCCGACAAGCTGCATTGCGCGGGTGAATGGGTCGCGGTCATCAAAGGTTCTTATGAATGTTGGCTGGGTTCCTTCGAAGATAGCCAGCCCGCTCTCTAATTGCCCGAAGCGGTTCGCGGCTGCCATCAGTTCTGGGCAGTGTTCGTCCAAAATTGCCCGCTGGTTTAAATCCATAGATGCAACGGCAGAGTGCAAGCTTTTCACCGCACAATGCAACGCAAAGATGCGAGTATCAACAATACCGACGTTCTGGAGATAAGTTTTAAAAGACATGGTTCGGTTTCCTTCTCTAAAGTTAATGGGGACAAGCTGCCCCGTCCCCATTGTTATGCCATGTTCGCGGCTATGATGCAAGCCGGTAAAGTTTCCGGTATTCACTGCGCCCGCTGCCCTTGGTTTCTATCTGGTAACCATGCCGTCGGATATCGTTAATATAGGTCATCAAAGTCCACCGGCTATAGCCAAGCAATCCCCGCAAATACGGAACATTAACAAAACCCCGCTCGAGTTCTGCAATGATGCGGTAATGTCCCCTGCAAAGATTGCGCGGGTTCTTCACCTGTTCGCGGCTGGTATCTTCCCCGCTGCGGTCTTCAAATATCCGCAACAGTTTCTCGCCCCATTCCTTATCGCGCTTGGCATAGCTGGCCTCTAATTCGGCAACATAACCGCGCCAGATGCGGGTTGCTTCTTCTGTGGCCTTTTCCCGCTCATCGGCACGGATAGCCGCCTCAGCGTCAACAAGGTCATTTGCAAGTGATGCGCGGATTGTTTCGATTGATTTAGTCATTTCTGTGGTTCTTTCTGCCCATCGGGCGTTGGTTGGTTTAAAGATAGACCGCTGTTATTATCACGATTATCAACAGCACGGTCAGACTGCGATAAATTACATAGAGGGCTTCCATGGTTAGCAATGTTCCCCCAACTTATCGGTCAACATCATAATTTCATCGAAATGTTTACCGGCTGTTTCATTATCCCCCGCCATGGCTGCCTTTGCCAGCAAGTCCAAGGATTTACGGATTGCAATTTTGATTTCGATAATGGTCATTTTTTGAACCCCTATATTAAAAAGAAGATTACGAAAATTAACACGGTTTCAATCATGCTGCCACCGATAGCCAAGCGGCACTGTTCAAAACCTGCTTTACCTGCTCGTTTCGTTTCCGCTGCACGTCGTAAACCTTGGCAGTCTTTTTGCCGGTCTGGTATTCTTTGCCGGTTTCCAAGTTCGTTACAGTTTCGTTCGTATGCGTTGCCCAGTGGGTCAAGGCATTATAGGCCGCCCACATTGTGCCGCCCAGTTCTGGCTTTTCCTTATCGAACAAATAAAGCAGCGCATTCATTAGGCGTTCGTTAACACCGGTATCAATACCGGCATTTGCTGCCCGCCCAGTCTTAGCACAAATGGATTCCTTGAGGATGTTCGCAAACTGCTCATCAGATAGCCGCGAACCCTGCCAAGCCCGCATTTGGTCGCGCTGGCTTGTCCACATATCCAATGAACCGCCCGCCTTGGTTATCATCGCTTCGACGCTCAGGTTCTTAGTATGCTTCGCCTTTTGGTGATAGGATTTTTCCCCGCCAAAAACCAAGGTATTTCGGCACAAGTCACGATAAGCCCCGCTGAATATTTGAAAGCACCAAGATTTATCTACACTGTTAAAAATATCCATGCGGCACCGAACCAAGTCACTGCTATCCCCAATGGTCGTTTGTAGGTCGTTAAAGTGAATGGTGCGGTGCGCTCGAAGCCCGCCTTCATAGAGCCTATCGACAACGGAAACATCACCAAGCGGCAAATCTGATTGGCTCAATAAATCGGCTTGTTTTTCGAATAGCTGGTCGTGAGGTTCGAGCCGGTAAGATTTCCCAACCGGCGCAACGTCCAAAATATCGCCGGTCGCCTTGTTTTGTAGAGCCGAATAGTTAGGCATCGGAACCGGTTCCTCAATTAACGCCGAACCCTCAACAGTTTGGCGCAAAGCTTCGACGGGTACCTTGCGAACCGCGCCAAGTTCTGTAAACAGTGAGACGTTCGCGGGGTCGCTGTGCTGATATTCATAGCTGCCCCTTGCCCGCTCAATAAATTTTGCCTGCGGTTCTGTCATTACTAAATCAAACATGGTTAATGTTCCTTCTACTGGTTGTTGGCATGGTAATTGCTACCTGCCTTGATTTGTTTATGCCAGCCCCCGCCAAACCGGTCAACAAAAAAATCAGATAAAAAAGTGGTGACAGCCCCGCGACTCGCTGCCACCGCCGCCCATGCCGCGCCCAGTCCCCCCGAACCACCAAGGATACCGCAAGCGCACACAAGCCCCAGAAAGAAAAGTTTGGCGTGGTTGATTTGTCATTTGTTCAATGCGTCACAAACAAGATTTGTTTATCCGGTGCTGACCAACACAAGGTACAGGTCGCACACGATTCCGCCGCGCCGGTTTGTTCAGGACAAACAATAGATTTTCCCTTGGTTGGTTTGTATAGGTCGGCACTGTTCGCGCTGAATTGCCAATCTGGTGCGTTGCTATAGCGTACGGAAAAACGTTCCCCGAACACGCCGCGAACCGCACGAAGGGCAAGCCCGATATCGCTGTTTGGCTCATAGCCGGTAAAACCCCAGACCGCCAGATTATCAAATTTAGTCAAGAGATGCTGCCACAGTTCGACATAATCGACAGAATAGAAATCGCCCAGAATGTGCAACCGGACAATCACGCCTTTATAGGTGGCGCAAAGTTCTTCTATCTCATTTTTTATGCGCTGCTCTAATTCGCTGCCATGCTGCAACCGGTGCGCGAACATCATATTGTTCCCGTAACAATTATCCCAATGATAGCACGAGCGGGGACAGGTGGCGCGTTCTTCTAGTGTCAGGGTATAAATGACATAGCCCGCGAACTTGCCTTTCTTAATTACAGGTAATTTATCTTTGGAAAGCTTCGCATTTTTAGATTGCTTTAAAACCTTGTGCGAATAATCCGCCAGCATTTTAACGGATTTGGGATACATTGTATTAGCTGGCTTGTTTATATCTGCTTTTTTCATCGGTTCGGTTCCTTGTACTGGTTGGTCGATTAACTACCATTAAGGATAAAAACCGGCATGGTCAAGTTGTTTTATTTGCTGCCCGCGCTTTTTTAACCAGCAAGCCGGACAATCTAGCCGCGAACCATCCCGAACCATCGCCGGTTCCCCGCAATCATCACAACGATATGCGGGGTTTAGCGTGGTCGATTTGTCACGTTTTAGCGTGGGCGATTTGTCAAAAGTTTGGCGTGTAGAATTTGCCATCGTTCAGTTCCTTTTTTAGCGTGGCTAGTTTGTCACGTTCCGCGTTTGTCACCGGCTCACCGTTCCAGTTTTTGTCACTGATTTGTCTGTTCAAGGTTCGCCATTTGTCAGCAACGTTTGTCAGGCGTGGGTCGTTTGCCGCGTTGGGATATCGTGGCGTGATTGTGCTTGTCATATGTACTTACTCCAGTAGTTGTCCCAAGCTTCACGCAACATATCAGCATATTCTCTGTCGTTGTGCAAGCCCAAGAAATCGCGGTGCGGTTCCATCTCTTGCATGAACTCACCAAAGAATTCACAACTGCCTATCTTACTGTTGGCAAGATACCAAAAGTCTTCTTCTAGTTGCATTGCCCAAGCTTTGACCTTACCCATCGCAATTCTCCATGTACCACG